CATCTCAGCCACAAGCAGCTCCAAGAGCAAATGTAATGACTAGTGGATCTGATGCCTTGAATAAGGCTAGAAGAGCTAGTGCTGCTGCTCTTGCTGCTGGTGTAGCTGCTAGTGCTGCTGCTCCTCCTGTTACTGGAGAGAAGAAACAGAAGTCTGATCCAAGTGCCAGTGTTGGTAAATATAATACCAAAGATGCTGATGGTACGGTAAGAGATCGTCTAAAGGTTGGCCCTAAGAAAGTGGGAACTATTGCCCAAGCATTTGACAAAGAATTCAAATCTGCTAGAACTTCTGGTAAATCTGAATTTGAATTTAAAGGTAAGAAATATACTACCAAGCTTAGAGGTGAGGAAGTTGATACCTTTGATATCATTAAAGATCATTTGATTTCCGAAGGATTTGTTGACAGCGAGGAGAATGCTGTTAAAATGATGGCACACTTGAATGAAAGAGCTATCACTAACCTCTTGTTAAAACTTCAGAAGTTAAGACCAAAGCTTTCTGCTTCTGGTCAAAAGCAGGCTGGTGGCATCATCAGCAAGCAAACCAGAACTGATGCTGACCTAGGCAGACAGAAAATGGCTCCTGTTCATAGGCAGCAGGCAAAACAGAGATATGAAAGGGAACCAGAAGATAGATATGGTGATCCATCTCTAAGTGCAAGAGAAAGAAATCCATCCATGCGTTGATGTGCCACTTTTAAAACTGTCTACTGGGGGGTTGTTGACCCCCCTTTTTCATGTATATTAGTCCTGTTGAGATTCAACACCAACCAATGTCTCGGACAATCGCTATGACTAACGACCAAATTTTTGAAGACCTTAAGAGCATGTATGGCACTGAGATCACTGCTGGTGACATCCGTGGTTATTGTGCGATGAAGAATCTTTCGTATCCTACTGTAACTAAACGACTTGAGCAATTCAAAACAACTCGTGGTCGCTGGAACCTTGAAGTGACCGAAGAAGCTGTAAATAGTATCGAACGTTCTTTTAGCTCTCCCGCAGTGGAGCCAGCTTTTGAGCAAAATCTTATCCCCGATAAAGATGATACCTTCGTCCGCTTTGGTAACTTTAACGATATTAAGAAAATTATTCAGTCCCGTCTTTTTTATCCTGCGTTCATTACGGGTCTTTCGGGTAATGGTAAGACGTTCAGTGTGGAGCAAGCATGTGCTCAACTTGATCGAGAGCTGATTCGTGTAAACATTACTATTGAGACTGATGAAGACGATCTTATCGGTGGCTTTCGTCTTGTGGATGGGGCAACTGTTTGGCATAACGGACCTGTCATTGAAGCACTCCAACGAGGAGCAGTTTTGCTCCTCGATGAAATTGACCTTGCTTCCAACAAGATCCTCTGCCTCCAGTCCATTCTTGAAGGCAAAGGTGTGTTTCTGAAAAAGATTGGTAAGTTCATCAAGCCCTCTCCTGGTTTTAACGTCATCGCTACTGCCAACACGAAAGGTAAAGGTTCTGACGACGGTCGCTTTATCGGCACGAACGTTCTCAACGAAGCGTTCCTTGAGCGATTCCCTGTAACCTTTGAGCAGGATTATCCTCCAACTTCTGTAGAACTTAAAATTGTCAACAATATTGCTAAAGAACTTGGCTGTGTTGACGTTGAATTCTGCAAGCGTTTGGTTGATTGGGCAGACAATATTCGCAAGACCTTCTATGATGGTGGCGTAGAGGAAATCATTTCTACTCGTCGTCTCGTGCATATTGTTCGTGCATATTCAATCTTTGGCGATAAAGCTAAAGCAATTCAAACCTGCATCAATCGCTTCGATGCAGAAACCAAACAGTCCTTCCTGGAACTGTATGACAAAATGGATGCAGATTTTCAAATGCCAACCGAACAGGTTGACGACTCTGCTCCTTTCTGATATAATTGGGGAAGGTAAAAATGTGCCTTCCCCCTTATGAGTGATTCAACCTTTACTATTACTATGACTGAAAACACAAATCATCTCTGGAAATACAACGAAGATAAAATTCTGAAGGATATTCAGGATTATGTGACTAGCACTTATCACGGTCATTACTGTGGTGATGAGGATGGTTACAGTGACATCCAAACTATTGATTTAATGGCAGCAAAGAAACTTGCTGCTGGGTTTTGTCAAGCAAACATCCTTAAGTATGGTAGCCGTTATGGTGATAAAGATGGACGTAATAAGCGTGACTTGATGAAAGTCATTCATTATGCCATGCTCCTGCTTCACTTTGACGGTCATTATTCACGACAGAATAATGGTTTGACCGAATTCCGCTGATCATGAAACTACGTGAACCTATGAAAATTTCTGAAAAGACTGCACAACTCCTGAAAAACTTTTGTGGCATCAACCAGTCTCTTATGTTTAAGAGCGGTAACAAAATCAGGACTATTTCTGTGATGAAGAATATCTTCGCAGAAGCCACTATTAGTGAAGAAATTCCTAAGGACTTTGGCATTTATGATCTTGCACAATTCCTTCAAGGTATTGCTCTTCATTCTGATGCAGAATTGTGCTTCAATTCTGAGAACCATCTCTTGATTAAGGGTGGTGGAAATACTACTAAGTATTATTTTACGGATCCTTCTGTGATCGTAAGTCCTCCAGATAAAAGTATTGCTCTTCCTACTGAAGATGTTTGCTTTAATCTTTCCTCGGATCAACTTTCTCAGCTGACCAGAGCTGCTGCAGTGTATGGTCTAGAAGATATCTCTGCCATTGGTAATGGTTCTGAGATTAGTCTTCTGGTTCGTGACAAAGAGAACTCTACTTCTAATGAATTTTCTATTGTTGTTGGAGAAACTAACTCTGAATTTGTGTTCAACTTTAAAGTTGAAAACTTGAAGATTATGTCTGGTAAGTATGAAGTAGTTGTTTCTGCTCCCAATATGGCACGGTTTACTAATACTGCATATGATCTAGTTTATTATATTGCGCTTGAACCTGATTCTACCTTTGGATGAAATTTCAGTAGGTGATGTTTTCCTTGACAAAGATACACATAAGTTGTATATTTTTGATGGGAATGGATGGTGGGAAATTGTTCCTACTGCTGAATTGAAAAAACTTGATTAAATTTAATTATGCGTAATGATTTTCTTTGGGTCGAAAAGTATCGTCCCAAAACAATTGAAGATTGTATTCTTCCTGAAAGTATTAAAAAAACTTTCAAAGAGTTCTTAAATAAAGGTGAAATACCGAATCTTCTTCTTGCTGGTACTGCTGGTGTGGGAAAGACTACGGTAGCAAAAGCTCTTTGTAACGAACTGGGAGTAGATGTTTATGTCATCAATGGATCCGACGAGGGTAGATTCCTCGATACTGTCCGAAACAATGCGAAGAACTTCGCTTCGACCTTATCGCTTACGTCAACTGCTAAACACAAAGTCATCATCATTGACGAGGCAGATAACACAACCTCAGACGTTCAACTCCTCTTACGGGCTTCTATTGAGGAATTTGCTAACAATTGCAGATTCATCTTCACCTGTAACTACAAAAACAAAATCGTTGAACCTCTCCATTCCCGATGCGCCGTCATCGATTTCTCAATCAAAGGAAAAGAAAAAGCCGCACTGGCAGGATCCTTCTTCAAGCGTCTACAGAACATCTTGGATGCGGAAGGCATCGGATTCGATCAAGCAGTACTTGCAGAGCTTATCAAAAAGTACTTCCCAGACTGGCGACGAGTCTTAAACGAATGCCAACGTTATTCTGTTGGTGGTAAAATTGATTCTGGTATTCTTGCTGCATTCTCTGACATTACAGTAAATGAACTCGTTAAGAACCTCAAGGAAAAGAATTTCACCGAAGTACGAAAGTGGGTGGTCGCCAACTTGGACAACGATCCTGCTAGTTTACTTCGCAGGGTTTATGACGCCTGTTATGATTGCCTTCTACCCTCGTCTATCCCTTCTGCCGTTCTTGTTATTGCTAAGTATCAATACCAATGTGCGTTCGTGGCTGACCAGGAAATTAACCTCCTAGCAGCATTGACTGAGATTATGGTTGAATGTGAGTTTAAATAATGGAATTAAAGGATTGGTTAAATTCAATTAATCAGACAAAGAAAGATCTTATTGAAGAAGATCCTTCTGTAACTAGAGAATATCCTCCATTTATTATTAACAAATGCATGTCAGCCCATATTGACTGTGTTATGTTTGCTAATGAGATGAACTTAAATCCAAACCTAGACAAAAAGTTACAATATGACTTTTATATAAATATTGTCAGGAAAAGGAAAAGGTTTTCTCCTTGGCTCCGCAAAGATAAAATTAAAGATCTTGATGCAGTTAAATCTTACTATGGTTATAGTAATGAAAAGGCTCAACAAGCATTGACCATTTTATCAAAAGAACAAATCGAATTTATTAAAAACAAGCTTGATGTTGGAGGAACAAAATGAGTGTCGTTCAAGAACCTGAAGTGAAGTGGACTCCCGACCAAATGGTTGAGGTTATTCTTAATGAACCTGATGATTTTCTTAAGGTTCGTGAGACGCTTACACGCATTGGCGTAGCCAGTAGAAAGGAAAAGACTTTGTATCAATCGTGCCATATTTTGCACAAACAAGGTAAATATTATATTGTTCACTTTAAAGAATTGTTTGCCCTTGATGGTAAACGTGCCAATCTTACTGTGAATGATGTGCAGCGCCGTAATCGTATTACCCAATTGCTTGCAGATTGGGGTCTTATCACAATTGTTAATGTTGATAAGATTGTAGATATTGCACCACTTAATCAGATTAAAGTTCTTTCCTATAAAGAAAAAGACGAGTGGACTTTAGAAACCAAATATAATATCGGTAAGAAAAGAAAAGTAGAAGAATGACTTACAAAGAACATGTAATACCAATTTTTTCAACACCGCTTTATTTTGTAGATGGTGAAGAAGAAACATTCAAATTTAATACCGAACATTTAAATTTTTTGAAGAAAGCAAATTATGTTGAAGCCGAACATAATTATGTAACAAAAGACAATCAAATTTTAAATCTAGAAGTTTTTTCAGATTTAAAGGAATTTATACAAGATCACATTATCAAATACACTGAAAAATTTATATCAAAAGATCAAGAATGTGAATTTGAAATTAGTAGTTCTTGGGCAACAAAAACTAAAACAGGTCAATTTCATAATTTCCACAAACATTTAACTTCTGTAATGAGTGGAGTTGTTAATGTGACGCCAAATAACGTCACAATATTTTCCAGAGAAATACAAGGACCTTTTCCATTTTTTGCTTTTGATTATAAGCATTATGGTACTGCATTTGCAGAAAAAGTTAATGTTGTGCAAGAAAATTCTGGGTGCTTGTTGCTATTTCCTTCTAATGTATTTCATTCAGTTCCACCTTATGAATTAGAAGAAGATAGATATTCTATATCTTTTAATGTATTTCCTAGAGGAAATTTTTATACACATCCTGAACAAACGATCGTATAAATAAAAACGAGACTTTCGTGCGGTCTCTACGAAGTTCGGAACATACCCAAAAGAGGTAGGGTTTTCACCTTACCTCTTTTTTATGTTTATACACTAAATAATATTGAATGCCGTAAGGGTTCACAAAACACAAACTCGCTTTCAAAGGAGCTACAATAATGAACAGTATCACTAGATATACTGCGTCGGATCTTCCTGCCTTAATGGAGAGGATCAATAAACATAGTATTGGAATGGATGAATATTTTAATCGTCTCTTTAATCTTCACGAAACTACATCAAACTATCCGCCATATAATCTTGTTCAGGTAAATAATGTAGAGTCCCATTTAGAAATTGCTCTTGCTGGATTTAAGAAGGAGGAAGTTCATGCGTACACAGAGTATGGAAAACTTTTTGTCGAAGGGGAAAAGGTGGATGCCGAAACAGACAGGACGTTTATCCACAAGGGAGTGGCTAGCAGAAGCTTTAAACGAGCGTGGACTTTATCCGACGACACAGAAGTTAGGGAAGTCACATTTGAAGACGGACTTCTACGGATCATACTTGGGAAAATAGTTCCAGAACATCACGCTAGAAAAGATTATCTCTAAATATATTTGAATATCGTCGGCGCTGGGGGTAGGATGGTCAGAATCATCCATATCCCCCTTTTCTATAAATAAAAATAAAAATGAACCTAGAGTTATTTCTTGAACAAAAAATAACCTTCAAATATCATGATACACTCAATCAGAAGATTTGGAGTGGAAATAAGTTAAAGCCTGAAGTTAAAATGAAGCTTGTCAGGATAGGGCAGGCGTGGGCAGAGTTTGCTAATATACCATCAAGTGCAATTCTTGATATGATTGTTGTTGGTGGAAATGCTAACTATAATTACACAGAATTTTCAGATATTGATTTGCATTTGGTTGTAGATAAAGATAAACTTCCAGATTGTCCTGATCTTATTGATGATTATTTGAGAGACAAAAAACAACTTTGGTCTTTAACACATGATATTAAAATTTATGGACATGATGTAGAATTGTATGCAGAAGAAGAAGGTGCTGATAGACCATCTAATCAGGGTGTATATTCTGTAAAGTATAGTAAATGGTTATCACTTCCAAAGTTTGAAGATCCGAAAGTCGATACAAAGTTGCTAAAAAAGAAAACTAAGGATATAATGGATAAGATAGATCTTTTTATTGATGGTAAATCAAATGATATATCTGAAATGAAAAGATTGAAAGAGAAACTTAGAGGGATGAGATCCTCATCCTTACGAAAAGGTGGAGAGTTTTCCATTGAAAACTTAGTGTTTAAAGAACTAAGGAATACTGGATACCTTTCTAAGTTTTCTGAATATATAACATCGAAGAAAGTAAAAGAACTCTCACTATAGGAGAAACAAATGAGTCCTGATGATGCTTATGAAGTTTTTGATGAAACTGTGGATGGTGAAACTGAAGATGAAAAAGTAATTAAAGTTGTCTTGTTTGATAACGGCATGTACGTTATTGCAGAAGTTCAAGAAATTTTGGCTGAATATGGAATGCCAAACTGCAAACTTATCAATCCATGCATTATCACCAAAGATGGTTATTTGGAAAACTTTCCAAAGTACTGTGGTCAAGAAGAAATCCTTATGTCATCTGATAAGTTCTTGACAATTTTCGATCCTTCTGGTACTATATTGGATAAGTACATCAAACTGACTACTGCTGGATGAGATTCTATACGAATGTTCAATTGATCGGAAATGAGTTTCTCATTCGTGGCTACGACAACGGCGACCATTTCCAAACACGAGAAAAGTATTCACCAACTCTGTTTGTACTTTCTCAAAAACCAACTCAATACAAAACACTTGATGGAAAATATGTTGAACCTATTCAACCTGGATATGTAAAGGAATGTAGAGAGTTCTATCGTAAATACGAAGACGTTCAGAATTTTGATATCTACGGGAATAATAGGTTCATTTATCAATACATCTCAGATAATTATCCTGAAGATGAAATCAAGTTTGATATTACTAAAATTAAAATATCTACTATTGATATTGAGGTTGCATCTGAGAATGGATTCCCAAACGTAAGAGATTGTGCAGAAGAACTTTTGACGATCTCTATGCAGGACTATGCAACTAAAGAAATCCGTACTTGGGGTGTAAAACCATTTATCAATAAACAAAAAAACGTTGAGTACATTCAATGTTCTGACGAACATGATCTTATTAATAAATTTCTCTATTATTGGGAGAATAATTATCCTGAGGTAATTACTGGTTGGAACTGCGAACTGTATGACATTCCATATCTTTGTGGACGAATTGATCGTCTGTTTGGAGAACGTGATGCTAGGAGAATATCTCCTTGGAGACTTCTGACTCGCAAAGAAGCAGTCATCAGCGGTAGAGAACAAATTGTTTATGACATTGGAGGAATCACAGTTCTAGATTATCTTGATTTGTATAAGAAGTTTACTTATTCAAACCAGGAATCTTATCGACTGGTGGCAATCACTATGGCATACGATGCCAAGGTGAATTATGCCGACGTATTCTCCCAGGTTAAAATGTGGGATAGTATCATTTATAACTACTTAAAGAAACAAAATATTGTCATTCCACCAAAAGTGGATGGCAAGAAAGATGCTCAGTACGCAGGTGCTTATGTTAAAGAACCGATTCCTGGGAAGTATGATTGGGTGGTTAGTTTTGATCTTAATAGCCTCTATCCCCATCTTATTATGCAATACAACATCTCACCTGAAACCCTCCAACCATATAAGCATCCCAGCGCGACTGTTGAAGGGATCTTAAATAAAGAGCTTGATTTTTCCGATCTTTGTGGTCAAACCGTTTGTGCTAACGGTGCATTCTTTGACACTAATAAACGAGGATTCCTTCCAAATCTGATGGATAAGATCTATCAGGATCGAGTCATCTATAAAAAGAAAATGTTGGAGGCAAAACAAGCCTATCAGAAAACACCTACAAAAACTCTTGAAAAAGAAATTGCACGGTGCAACAACATTCAGATGGCTCGTAAGATTCAATTGAACTCTGCATATGGTGCTATCGGTAACGAATACTTCCGATACTATAAACTTGAAAACGCAGAAGCAATTACTCTTTCTGGTCAAGTCTCAATCCGTTGGATTGAGAATAAAATGAATCAGTATCTAAATAAATTGCTTAAAACTGAAGATACTGACTATGTTATTGCAGTAGACACAGATTCAATTTATTTGAATCTTGGTGGTTTGGTTGAAAAAGTTTTTGCAAATCGTGAGGTTGATGAAACTACCATTGTAAATTTCTTAGACAAGATTTGCCAGGAACAATTTGAACCATACATCAGCAAGTCATATCAGGAACTTGCTGACTATGTAAATGCTTATGAACAAAAGATGTTCATGAAACGCGAGAACATTGCTAATCGTGGAATCTGGACAGCAAAGAAACGATACATTCTCAATGTATGGGATAGCGAAGGTGTTCGTTACGAAACTCCTAAATTGAAGATCATGGGTCTTGAAGCAATCAAATCTTCAACACCAGCAGCTTGTAGGACAAAAATTAAAGATGCATTTAAATTGATTATGACATCTACAGAAGATGAAGTAATTAATTTCATTGATAACTTTAAAAAGGAATTTTCTACGCTTCCAGTTGATCAGATTGCATTCCCACGAACTGCAAGTGATATTGTAAAATGGAAATCACCTGCTTCCATTTACAAGAAAGGAACACCAATCCATGTACGTGGATGTCTACTGTTTAACCATTATGTCAAAGAAAAGAAACTTACTAATAAGTATGCTTTGATTAATAATGGTGAAAAAATTAAATACTGCTATCTTAAGAAACAAAATCCCACACGGGAAAACGTAATTTCGTTCATTCAGCAATACCCAAAGGAAGTTGTGTCTGAACAGCATATTGATTACAATTTGCAATTTGACAAATCATTTCTAGAACCACTGAAATCTATTCTGACTTGTATTGGTTGGAAGACTGAAAAGCGTGGTTCTTTGGAAGACTTTTTCGCTTAGGAGACTTATGGATTTTTTAAAAGATATTGTAAAAGAAATTGGTGACGACTATACTAAGTTGGCATCAGATATTGATGAGACGGAAACTTATGTTGACACAGGTTCGTACATTCTTAACGCACTGGTTTCAGGTAGCATATTTGGTGGTGTATCTGGGAATAAGATTACTGCTATTGCTGGAGAGTCTAGTACTGGAAAGACTTTCTTCAGTCTCGCCGTTGTTAAGAATTTTCTTGATACCAATCCCGATGCTTTTTGTCTCTATTTTGATACTGAAGCAGCTATTACTAAATCGCTTGTAGAATCTCGTGGTATTGATACTTCTCGTCTTGTGGTTGTCAATGTTGTTACTATTGAAGAGTTTCGTGGAAAGGCACTCAAGGCAGTAGACATGTACTTAAAAAAACCTGAAGAGGAGCGCAAACCTTGTATGTTTGTGCTAGACTCTTTGGGGATGCTTTCCACTGAGAAAGAGATCACTGATGCACTGAACGATAAGCAAGTTCGTGATATGACTAAATCACAACTTGTAAAGGGCGCATTCAGAATGTTGACACTCAAATTGGGGCAAGCTAACATTCCAATGATCGTTACTAATCACACCTATGATGTCATCGGAGCTTATGTACCAACTAAAGAAATGGGCGGAGGTAGTGGACTCAAGTATGCTGCTTCTACGATCATCTATCTCAGCAAAAAGAAAGAAAAGGATGGAACAGAAATCGTCGGAAACATTATTAAAGCAAAGACTCATAAGTCGCGTTTAAGTAAGGAGAATCAGGAAGTTGAAATCCGTCTATTTTATGATGAGCGCGGTCTTGATCGCTATTATGGTCTTCTGGAACTCGGGGAACTCGGCGGACTCTGGAAGAATGTTGCGGGGCGTTATGAAATGGACGGTAAAAAAGTTTACGCCAAGCAAATTCTCAAAGAGCCAGAAGTATATTTCACCCAAGAAGTAATGCAAGCATTAGACGAAACAGCTCGTAGGGAATTTTCTTATGGTGAATCTTAATGACTTAATTCAAATACATGAAAATGCATTATCTAAAGAATTATGTGATGCATTAATTCAACTGTATGAAAGAAAAACTGAATATCAGGAAAGGGTGGATAATTACAAAAGACCAACCTTCACACAATTCAATCTTACAAGTAATTTTGATGACTTAGAAGTAGCAGAATTGCAAAGGCAAGTTATGGCTACTATGGGAAATTATCTAAAACAATATTATCATTTAGTTGATAAACGTTGTTTTCCAAGAGAACATCAACATGGATTTGAACAGTTTAGAATTAAGAAATATAAAAATGATGGAAATGATATGTTCAACACTCATGTTGATGTTCAAGATCACATGACTGCCAAAAGGTATCTTTCATTTTTTTGGTATTTGAATGATGTTCATGAAGGTGGAGAAACTGAATTTGTCGATTTGACAATTAAGCCTGAAGCTGGTAAACTGGTCATCTTCCCTCCTCTTTGGATGTTTCCACATAAAGGGAATCCCCCGATCAGCAACGACAAGTACCTTTTAAGCACCTATCTCCATTACCTTTGATATGGATCGAATTGAGATTACAATTTTAAGGAATCTTATCTACAATGAAAAATATTGTAGGAAGGTGATTCCTTTCCTCAAAGATGAATACTTTGGGGAGATGTCTGAACGTATCATCTTTGAGGAAATTTATACCTACTTTTCTACCTATGATAAGTTGGCAACGAAGGAAGTTCTTTTCATTGAGTTGTCTAATAGGAGAAATGTATCTGATGATGAACTGAAGCAATGTAATCAAATCATTAGCAATTTTACTGATGATGTTTCTGATTATGATTGGCTAGTTACATCCACAGAAACATGGTGTAAAGATCGAGCAATATATCTGGCTCTTATGGAGTCAGTTCATATTGTTGATGATGATAGTGGAAAGAAAAATAAAGATTCTATTCCACACATTCTTAGTGAGGCGTTAGGGGTATCTTTTGACCATAACGTTGGTCACGATTATATAAAAAACTTTCAGGAACGATATGATTTCTATCACAAGTCAGAAGAGAAAATCCCATTTGATCTTGAGTACTTTAACAAAATTACTAAAGACGGTTTACCTACTAAGACTCTTAACGTCGTACTTGCTGGTACAGGTGTCGGCAAAAGTTTATTCATGTGCCATTTGGCTAGCTCCGTGCTGCTCCAGGGGAGGAACGTTCTCTACATTACAATGGAGATGGCAGAAGAGAAAATTGCTGAACGAATTGACGCAAATCTCCTAGATGTTAATATTAGGGATCTTGCAGAACTTCCAAGGCAATCGTTTGAAAAAAAGATTCATGCTCTGATGAAAAAGAATGTTGGGACTCTTATCATCAAAGAATACCCAACTGCTTCTGCACATGTAGGTCATTTTAAGACTCTTATGAATGATTTATCAATGAAGAGAAGCTTTAAACCAGATATCATTATGATTGATTATCTGAACATTTGTGCATCATCTAGATACAAAGGGAGTATCGTTAACAGCTATACCTATGTTAAGGCTATTGCTGAGGAGTTACGAGGTCTTGCAGTTGAGTGTAATGTACCTATTGTCACCGCTACCCAAACCACTCGTTCAGGTTATAATAGCTCTAACATTGAACTTACTGATACTTCTGAATCCTTTGGTCTCCCTGCCACTGCTGATCTTATGTTTGCTCTCATATCTACAGAGGAACTTGAACAAATGGGACAGATAATGGTAAAACAATTAAAAAATCGTTACAATGATCTTTCAACCAATCGAAAGTTTTTGATTGGTGTTGATCGATCTAAGATGAGACTTCATGACATCGAACAATCTGCCCAAAGTGATATCCTAGATAGTGGTCAGGAAGAAGATATAGTTACCTTAAACAAACCTGCTAAAAAATCTTTTGAAGGATTTAAGTTCTAATGATTGAAACTATTGATCACTTATGGCAAGACAGCACTCAAGTAAATAATGTAGATTATAAATTGATTTCTGTAGGAACTCAAACTGCATTAGTGATTGAAGATTTTTTAAAATATCCAGATAAATTAAAGAATCTCACAGAAAGTCTTCCATATTATAATTCACACCCAACATGGAGACCAGGAAAAACTTCTGGATTTCCTAGTTCTCACTGTCCCAAATTTGGAGCTTTTATTTCCAAAGAGGTTTCTAAAATATTTGGTGATTCAGATGTTGAGTGTTATGACTTATATGTGAATTGTTTTAATGGGCAGATGAACTGCTCATACAATTTACCACATGTAGATTGTTCGATAGTTCCTTTGTCAATTCAAACACACTTGGCGGTAAATCTTTGTTTAACGCAAGATATGTTTGGTGGAACTGGATTGTGGTCTTATAAAAACAAAATGAGTTTATTTGAAATGTCTTTACAAGAAATAAACGAATTGTACCACATTATGAATTCTTTCAATAGAAATAATAATATTGCATGGTCTAAATTTGAAGGAGATTCAAATTTTAAACTTGAAGAAGTTATACCTATGCAATACAATACTTTGATTGCATATTCAACAACAGTTCTACATAGTCCTCACATCGAAACCGATTGGTTTAATACACACGATAGATTGACCATAGCAGCTTTTATGCAGATCTATCCAAATGTTGTAAAAGAAAACAAAAAACTTTTAGATGACTTTAATCTGTCACAAATATTTAATTTGACTTTTTAACCTTTTTGTTCTATAATACTTTAGCTTAAAGAAAATGCAAATGACCAAACAAATTGATTTCAATCGTTATCAAGAGTTCGTTGATGCCGTTACTTCAGACGCATCAACTGACTTTGTTGCCCTTTCTGATCGTCTTGTTGAACTTGATCGTAAAGGTGCAAACATTGAACGTCTCCTTACTGCTGGTGTTGGTATCAATGCCGAAGGTGGCGAATTCCTTGAAATCATTAAGAAAATGATTTTCCAAGGAAAGCCTTGGAATGAGGACAATCGTGAACATTTGATCATCGAACTTGGGGATCTTATGTGGTATGTTGCTCAAGCATGTATTGCACTTGGCGTAGAGTTTGACGAAGTTGTTGCCCGCAACGTTAAAAAACTTGAAAAGCGTTACCCTGGTGGTGTATTTGATGTGTATTATTCCGAAAACCGTTCTGAGGATGACCGATGATTAAACTTGAACTTGAAACTTCTGAAGCTGCAGCAGTAATGCAACTTCTCCTTAAGGAACAGGAAAATTATAGCTTTGAATTTGCTCCAGCAAGAATTGAAGTTATTAGAGGAGTGATCAATAAACTTGATGATTCTTATACAGATAAACTTCTAGAAGATAAAGAGGATGTATTAGTTCCTGTTGGAGAAGTTACAGAGTCATAAATAAAAAATATATGTTTTAAAATGCCAACATTTCTATCGCCAATCTTTGATCAATTCAAAGATGCGTATAAAATAGAAAAGAAGGTAATGAGGAATGATAGGGATGCAGCATTAGATTTGTATCTCTATTTTTCTGCATTTATGGATGACTTAATTTTAAAGAACAAAAATCAAAAGACACAGTATACTAAGTTAAAAAAACTTGGTCAACAATACATTAAGTCAAACACAAAAGAAGTTGTTAAATTTATCAAATGAAAACCTTTCTACAGTTCATCTCAGAAGTTAAGCAACCAGAACCTGAATTAGAAGTAGAAGATATACGTGAACAGTATATCAGTGGAGATTTGTTTAGAGAAGGATCTCTAATTGAACAAGTTTCTACTGGAAAGATTGGAACTGTTATGAGACGAGGAACAAACTATTTAATTTGTCTGACTGATGAAGGAGATTTATTTAAACCTTGGATTACTGACACCAGAGAGGTTTAAAATTTTTTCCAATATCTTTCATTAATATATCCCATTGAATATGTTAATTCATTATCACGCAAAATTAAACTACAATCACCAACGATTGCTAATCTCTCACCAGTAAATTCTGGATCAATAGTTGCTGTTGAATGTGGTATCTTGCTAGGAAAAATTAAAACATGCCCTTCTTTTGGTGTTACCGTATAAGATTGACAATTGTGTTCATTATAAGCCTCGATTAAATTATTATCTTTATTTTTTATTTCGGTAAACAATCCATCAAACAGTGCATTTGGTTCATGTTTATTTAAAAATTTTAATGCATGTGAATTTGGCGGCATGTTTACATAATATACAAAAGATATATGGCTTGTTGAATGTATATGATATGGTATATGATACTCCGCCTTTCTTGTTCTGGATAACCAAGTTTTTGTTATTGTAACATCAAAAATATCCTTTAAACGTAATATGTTATGTGCATAATTTTTTATGTGTAAAGATATATCTTGAAACAAATTTTCCAATGTGGGCTCTAAATGAATAAAAGGATTCCCACATTCTTCACTGACTGTGTTTACATATTCTGTTTCTTCATAATCATACTTTGGATATATCTTGTAAAAATTATTTTTGTGCTCTACATGATTACTTAGTTCCCCAATATACGCAGTAGTGGGGAACATTTGAATGGTATCAAAATACATGAAGTAAGAATTATACTCGTTGTATTTAGAAATATGATAAATAAATAAAAGTAGGTAAAATCTCCACGTAGGAATATGTCTAATCCTTGGCAGCAAGCGTTTGAAGAACACAGAGATAACGTAGATAAGAATTATCTTGCTGAAAAGTATGGTCAGCATAAGAGTGATGAAGCTGAAGAAACGCAAGCTCTTTATGACTTACGCAATAAACTGAAGAACATGGGTAAGGATGCTGTAATGGCATATCTTAAGCGTTCTAAAATGTCACCTGAGAGAAAAGCAAGACTTGCTCGTGAATTGGGCGTATCTATTGTTGGAGAGGAATTTGCTACCGAAGGAATGGCAGCTCAAGCTATTCGTCTTGGTCTTATGGCTGGAACTGCAGCTGCTGCAGCGCCACTTGTTAAAGGCGCTAAAGAAATGAATAACCAATTAAATGCTATTCAACAGAAAAAAATTGAGGCGATGAAAAAAGAAGAATTTGAAGGTGAGCAGATTGATGAGAAGATCACTGCTAATACAGATATTGGAATGGCGATTAAAGATTTTCAGGGCTCTAATGATCCAAGACTAGCAGGTAGATCTAAGGAAGAAAGAAGAAAAGCTGCCATTGCTGCTGTTCTTCAGGCACGTAGAAAGGCAGAAGGTAAGCAAAGAAACGAAGAAGTAGAGTTGCAAGAAGAGGCTAAGATTCTTGTAAGAGTTACTAAAGAAGATGGAAGCATTTTTCAAAAGAAAATTCCTGCGTCTGCACTACAAGATTATAGAAAGAGATATAAGACTGTAGTTGTTGTTGGTTCTTCCGAAGGTGGTGGTAATAAAACTGGAGGTAGCCCAAACGTTAATGAAGCTAAAGATGCGAAGCCAAAGCGTTGGTGGGATGATGATGGTGATGGTATAGGTTGGGAAAAGGGAGAAGTTAAAAAGAAAAAGATCAAGAAAGAAACCTATTCAAACTGGAAAGAAGATAATCCAGAATTGTATGAGGCAACAAAAGCCCAGAAAAGTGTAGAAGGAAAAGCCCACGCATCTTATGAAGATGGTGAGGATAAAAAAAAAAGGAAAAAGAATGCCGATGAGTCCGAATGTGATTGTTCACACGAAGTAAAAGAGTCTGCTGAAAAATTAGCTAACGAACTTGGTGCTGAATTAATTAATATTAGAGAATTCAGAGCAGTGGGTGCTGGTATAGGTGCCGCAAGAAGTGTAAGAGTGCCATTTAAACCAGCCCCGTTTAAAATACCAGAACCTGTTAAAACTCCATCACCAGGAATTAAACCACCAACTCCAGCTCCATTGGTTCCTGTTAAACCAACACCAGCTCCTGTTCCTACACCAAAGCCAGGAAAACCAGCACCTGCACCAAAGCCAGGAAAACCTACTAAACCAGAGCCTGAGACACAACCAAAACCACAGCGTCAACCAACTAAACCAAAACCAGATACTAAAACTGACACAAAGGTACGGGTTGACACGAAGACTGGTGTTATAGTATCAACTGGAACACAAGCACCTACAGAACCAAATACTCAGACTAAAACCTTGACACAACCAGCATCGAAACAAAAACCAACCAAACCAGGAGAACCAGGAAGATTGCCTGGACAAGTTCCAAGTCGTGGAGGTCCAATACGTCTACCAATGCCAAAATGGTCTCCAGGCATTTCAGATCCAACTGCACCTGCATCAACTTTAAAGGTTTAAATCCTAAATAAATTTGGTTCTTACCTAAGAGGGTATCATGGGAGCAGTAGTAGCGGTTGTAAAACCAATTCTTCTTCAAATTGCTACACATCCAGCAGTTAAAAATCTTGTTATTTCTCTTCTTGAAAAGTATGTAAAGTCCACTGACAATAGCATTGACGATATGGTTCTTGCTACTGTTAAGGAACTTCTCTTCAAGCCACAAGCTGAAGCATGATTACCTGCATAGCAACTAATTGGGGTCTCACGATTTTCTTGGGATCCCTTCTTGCTTTATCTGAATGGATAGGTAGGAATCCAAAAATGAAAGAGAATAGTATTCTCTGTTTCATTATTGATTTTTTGAGAATTATTTTACGAAAAAATAGTACAAAGTAAAAATCTCTATTTTTTATAAATACAAATAGCAAAAAAATTCGTTTAGGGTAAGACACATGGCTCTATGGGGCAAGAAAGATTCTGTTTATTCAGCAGGAACCATTGCTGTTAATCTTGGCACTAAAACTGTAGTTGGTAGTGTCGGCGTGGTTACATTTACCACTGCTGGTATTAATACTGGGGACGTAATAACTGTTGGAGCTGGAGCAACCTATGGTTATGCAGTCATCACTGGATTTACATCTACAACAATTTCTATTGCTAGTACAGCAAACTTTGTTTCTGGTTTAACAACTGTTACCGCAGGTGCTACTTATAATATCTCTGAAGAACCAATTTACACTCTTGGTGATTCGGTTTATAGAGCACCAGAAACAAAAACAACGGGCTTTTCAACAAATCCAGTATTTACTGGAGTTTTTGGTGTAGACAATACTGAACTAAGCGTAGCTAGAGCTGCAAGTGGAGCCGCCCGCAAATTTGCTCCAACACATTCTGGATGGGTTGGTGTTACTACTTACATTGATCAGCATGGAAAACTTAGAGTTAAGACTGAAACTTTAGTTGCAGGAAGTTCTATTACTAATGATGCTGCCGATGATACTAAATATCCAGATAGCTGATAATATGGTATGAGATTTGATGAGTTGAATGATAACAATTACATGATGTTTGCTATTAAACATTATGAAAATCCACAGGCAGTAACTCAAGAAGATTTTCTTGAGGACATGAAAAAATTTAAGTACATCAAAAGATTACTTAGAAAATATAAGAATGGTGGTGATTTGAAGACTCATCTTCTCATTAATCATTTTTTAATCTTGTATAATATTTTTGGTGACGCTGCCACACCATTATTATTTTTCAAGATTGATAAAGACTTATGGGGTATTCTGAAAACCTTTATGATATTCCTACAAAGGTTTCCAGAGTACCCTAGATCTATACTTCATGATATCGAGTTAGACTATAATTGTTTACAACAGTTACAAAATCTATGAACAAAATCGATAGAATTATAGATATTATTAGAAGAATGCATGAGGAAGCACCTACCACAAACGTAGGTGGTGGTCAAATTGCTGGTACTAGAGAAGCAGGTGATGATCCACCTGTTCACAAGAAGAATAAAAAGTATTTGTATTTGGGCACAAATTCTCGTAAACCCTGGATGAGAAATGTTCAGTCAAGCAAAAGTAGCGGTATTGGAATCTAAGTTAGATATTTACGAAGATCTCTCTAGAGAGATGCTTGCGAAGCTGGAAGCTGCTGTTGATAAAATCTCTGAAGGTAATTCTCGTATTGCAACAATCCTTGCTAGGCATGATCAGCAAATAGAACAGAATGCAAAGTCTGATCAACTTCTTATTAAAATGATTGATGAGATCAAGGAAAGGGATGAAAAAGAACATGAGATTATGTTTAGTAAGTTTGATCAGATAGAAAATAAAATTCAAGAATTGTCAAAATTTAGATGGCAAGTTGGCGGTGTTCTCGCCGTAACCGTCATAGTCATCAGCACCATCAATGCATTTGTTCCCAGACTCTTGACAGTTGGACAAATGGGTAGTACAATGGAGAGATCCCAACCTAGTTCCACTATTAGATGAGTTACGTTGACAGTAAGTACATTGGGCTCCTATCGCCCCGTCTGGCTAAGTTCGCCAGAAAAAAAGATGGGCTATACAACTTCAGGTGTCCTTACTGCGGAGACTCCCAAAAGAACAAGAATAGGGCTAGGGGATATCTGTATAAGCACAAGTCCGATCACAACTTTAAATGCCACAACTGTGGTGTAACTAGGTCTTTCACATATTTTTTGAAGGATATTGATGAGACACTCTATAAAGAATATCTCCTAGAACGATATAAGGAGGGTTTAACTGGTAAAGGAACAGTTGCACCAGAACCAGAATTTAAGTTTGAAAAGCCTAACTTTTCAAAACCACTATTTGATCTTCCGTCAATAAAGAAACTAAATACAACACATCCAGCAAGGCAGTATCTTTCCAATAGAAAAATACCAGAGGAATACTTTTCCAAGCTATACTACGCGGAGGATTACAATGCTTGGGCTGGCGTATCTAATTCTTATAGAGAATCAAGAATCATCATTCCACTACTATCACAAGAGAAAAATCTATTTGGATATCAAGCAAGGTCACTCGACCCAAAATCAAAGCTTAGGTATCTTACAAATATATTTGATAAATCATTTCCTAAAATCTTTGGGTTGGAACGAGTAAATGAAAAGTCCACTGTATACGTTACTGAAGGTCCCTTCGATTCATTATTTGTCGAAAACGGAGTTGCTATGTGTGGTGCTGATGTGGATCTCACCAATTATAATTGGGACATCGTTTATATTTTTGATAACGAACCTCGTAACAAACAAATCTGTGATAGAATGGCAAAAGTCATCGACAGTGGAAACAAGGTAGTAGTTTGGAAAAATACAATCAAAGAAAAAGATATAAATGACATGGTATTAGCTGGTAGAGATGTCAATCAACTTATTCAATGCACAACTTTTGGGGGCTTAGAAGCCAAGATCAAATTTCAAGAATGGAAGAAAGTATGAGTAACGGAACTAAAGTAGTTAAGCGTAATGGGGCTCTAGAGCCTTTGAACCTAGATAAGCTTCATGTAATGGTTGAAGCTTCTTGTGAAGGTCTTGCAGGCGTTTCTGCAAGTCAAGTAGAGATGCAATCTGGTATCCAATTCTATGATGGAATTACTACCAACGAAATTCAAGAAATTTTGATTCGTAGTGCCAGTGATCTTATCGATCTTGAGCATCCAAATTATCAATTTGTTGCTGCTAGACTTCTTCTCTTTTCTATTAGAAAGTCTATCTTTGGAAAGATGAGGGATCTTCCTAATCTTTCTAAGCATGTTTTTGCTGGTGTTGACAATGGGATCTATGATCGAGATCTTATCACCAAATATACAATGAGTGATTATGCAGATCTTGATCGTTATATGGATCATGATCGTGACTTCCTGTTTACTTATGCAGGTCTCCGTCAAGTTGTAGATAAGTATCTTGTCCAGGATCGTAGTTCTGGGAAAGTATATGAAACTCCTCAGTTCATGTATATGCTGATCGCAATGACGGTCTTTGCAGATTATCCAAAAGAGAAACGTCTTTCTTATGTCAAACGATACTACGACGCAATCAGCAAGCACAAACTCAACATCCCAACACCAATCATGGCGGGAGTGCGAACTCCGCTTAGACAATTTGCTAGTTGTGTTCAACACACGGGTGTTGTACCATTTCTCAAGAAGTTTGAAGCGACTGTCAGATGTTGTACGCAAAATGGCATACGAGGTGGATCCGCGACAGTCCACTTCCCAATCTGGCACCAAGAAATAGAGGACATTATTGTTCTCAAAAATAACAAAGGAACTGAAGATAATCGAGTTCGTAAACTGGATTATTCTATTCAAATTAGTAAGATCTTTTATGAAAGGTTTATTCAAGATGGCGACATCACGCTTTTCTCCCCACATGATGTACCTGGATTATATGATTCTTTCGGAACAGATCAGTTTGATGATCTCTATGTTTCATACGAAAAAGATTCGTCCATTCCGAAGAAAACTGTTAAGGCTCAACAACTCGTTCTGGATCTCCTAAAGGAACGTGCTGAGACTGGTCGTGTTTATATTATGAACATTGATCATAGCAATACGCATAGTTCTTTCCTTGACAAGGTAAACATGTCTAACCTTTGTCAGGAAATTACACTTCCTACAGATCCTATCAACCATATTGATGGTGATGGTGAGATTGCTCTTTGCATTCTTTCTGCTGTCAATGTTGGTAAAGTGAAGTCTGATGAAGAATTGGAAGAACTATGTGATCTTTCAGTTCGTGCCCTTGATGAAATCATTGATTATCAAGAGTACCCTGTGAAGGCTGCAGAAGTGTCTACAAAGGCTCGTAGGTCGCTTGGAGTAGGTTATATTGGTCTTGCACACTACCTGGCTAAGCTGGGCTTTAAATACGACTCTCAGGAGGCTTGGGACGCTGTACATGGACTGTCTGAGTCCTTCCAATATTATCTACTCAAAGCATCAAATCAACTTGCAAAAGAAAAGGGTGCCTGTGATTATTTCAATAGAACGAAATACTCGCAAGGAATTCTTCCTATCGACACCTACAAAAAAGACGTAGACGAAATTACTGCAGTGGGGTATCAGCATGACTGGGAAGCACTACGGAGAGATATTATGGACAAGGGCTTACGGCATTCAACCTTGTCCGCTCAAATGCCATCAGAGAGCAGTTCCGTGGTGTCAAACGCTACAAACGGAATCGAGCCTCCTAGGGGCTATTTGTCCGTTAAAAAATCTAAAAAAGGCCCCCTTAAGCAAATCGTACCGCAGTACTCCAGCCTCAAAAATAACTATACTCTTTTGTGGGATATGCCTAACAACAACGGCTATATTAATGTCGTTGCTGTTATCCAAAAGTTTTTCGACCAAGCCATCTCTGGAAACTGGAGTTACAACCCAGAAAACTATCCAGATAATGAAGTCCCAGTCTCGGTAATGGCAACTGATTTGTTGACTACATACAAATACGGTTGGAAAACGTCTTACTATCAGAACACTTATGATCACAAGACGGATGAAATCAAGGAGGAAACTCCTTCTCTTAATTCCTTAATTCAAGACCTACTAGAGTCAGGAGAAGACGACTGTGAAAGCTGCAAGATTTAATTTTCAACAGACTTCAGAATCACCAATTCATATTGAAGGTATGACTGTATTCAATACTAGTGATACCGATGTTAAAAAACAACCTATGTTCTTTGGTGCCCCTTTGGGCATCCAAAGATATGATTCATATAAGTATCCAGTCTTTGAAAAATTAACTCAACAGCAGCTTGGTTATTTTTGGAGACCTGAAGAGATCTCTCTTCAGAAAGATCGTTCTGATTACCAAACACTTCGTCCAGAACAAAAGCATATCTTCACTTCCAATTTGAAGTATCAGATCATGTTGGATTCTGTTCAGGGAAGGGGACCTGGTATGGCATTTGCACCATACTGCTCCCTTCCTGAACTGGAGGCATGTATGAAGGTTTGGGAATTTATGGAGATGATCCATAGTCGTTCTTATACATACATTATTAAAAACGTGTATGCAGATCCTTCTGTAGTCTTTGACAATATCCTTAACAATGAAAGGATTTTGGAACGGGCATCTACAGTAACTGAAGCATATAATGATTTTATTAATCATGCACAAGAGTATGGTGTTGGAAACGATTGGATTCATGCACTAGAGCAAGTTCCTACTGCACAACACACTAGGTATGAACTAAAACGTAAACTCTATAGAGCAGTTGCCAATGTCAACATTCTTGAAGGTATCAGGTTTTATGTCTCGTTCGCTTGCAGCTTTGCGTTCGGAGAACTTAAGCTTATGGAGGGATCCGCTAAAATTATCTCTCTCATCGCAAGAGACGAAAATCAGCACCTTGTCATTACTCAGAACATCCTCAATAAGTGGCGCGAAGGAGATGATCCAGAGATGCAACAAATTGCTAAAGAGGAAGAGCAATGGGTAATTGCTGCCTTTAAGAATTGCGTAGATCAAGAAAAGCATTGGGCAGAGTATCTGTTCAAGGATGGATCTATGATTGGTCTTAATGATAAGCTTCTTATCAACTATGTTGAATGGATTGCTAATCGTCGTATGAAAGCAATTGGAGTTAAACCTGTTTATGATATCTCTTCCAAGAATAATCCACTCCCATGGACGGAGCACTGGATCTCTTCTAAGGGTCTACAAGTCGCTCCACAGGAAACAGAAGTTGAGTCCTACGTTGTCGGCGGCATTAAACAAGATGTACAAAAGGACACGTTCGCAGGATTTAAACTCTAAATGAAAATCATTGAAAATGTATTCCCTGATAGTATACAAAATTACATAGAAAGTTTTTGTTTTGATCAAAATTTTCCTTGGTCTTTTTTGAAGGATAGCGCACATTATAGTAAAGAAGATTATCCTTCTTTTGGGCATCTTTCTATAGATAATTTTAATATAGTCAGTAATGTTGGTATGGTTTTTGAAATACCAATGGCAATAATATCAGATTCTTTCGGATTAAATAGGCAAAATTTAATTAGAGAAAGATTTGGTATGTATTTGCCCTTGGCTAATACATCGTTGCATAATAATCCTCATGTTGATATGCAAGAACCACATAATGTTGTTTTATATTATGTTAACGATTCTGATGGGGATACATTTTTCTTTGATGAAAATAAAAACATTATGGAAAGGATGACACCTAAAAAAGGAACAGCTATAATGTTTGATGGAAAAACTTTTCATGCAAGTTCAAATCCATCTAGTAAACCTAGAATAACTTTAAATTTAAATTTTGTAACATAAATTACAAAATTATTTGACTATATATTCTAATGAGGTTATAATACCTCTACGTTCATTCGCTATTTCCGAATAGCGAACGCAAGTAAGCCGACTCGGAACGGATCGTTCATCTATGGAACAACTTTTCTTAACTTGCTTACAGGCACAATTAATGATATCTAGAGTTAATTCTAGTCAAATTATTGATGCCCAACAAAAGAATGACCTTATTTATGAAATTAAACAGGTCACAAAGAAAGGTTGTTTTGTAGACGCAAAAGCCGACTGAAGGAACGGGACTAACCATCTCATTTCTTTAGGAGAAACCCAAATGGCAAAAGTAGTATATCGTGGCGTCGAGTATGATACCCAGAAGCGTCTGGAGTATCAAAAGCAAATGATGCAGTATCCTCAACAACATAACGAAACTTATCGTGGTGTTAAGTTTGTAAAGGAGGAGAAGTGATGAAAAAACTGAACTTCCTTCAAATTATTAAAGAACAGAAACAAAAACAAGATCGTCGTTATCAAGCACAATTAGCACAGTTAGTTGGAGCAAAATAGTGGACAACTATACATATCACCATGATGATATGGATAAGGATAGTAGACCACCTGCTTGCTATCAACTAACTTATAGGGGATGTAAATATTGGTCTTGCTATCAAGTACATTTAAGAGATTGGTTTGAAAAGATGATAACTTTTCAACCAATAATGAATCGGAGGGGCTAGTCCCCTCTTTTTTAATATATACTTTAACTTGTAATAGTTTGAATGAAGCCGCAATCATGTAAAGCGAAAGGAAGAAATCTACAGAAGTGGGTTAGAGAACAGCTTATAGAACAATTAAACATTCATCCAGAAGATATTGAATCTCGTAGCATGGGTGCTGGTGGTGAGGATCTTATTATGGCTCGGGCAGCTAGACAAAAATTTCCTTTTAGTGTAGAGTGCAAGAATGTTGAAAAATTAAATGTATGGGAAGCCTATGAGCAAGCCAAAGCAAACTGCGGATCTTATGAACCTATTGTTATCATGAAGAAGAATCACAAAAAACCATTGGTAGTGATTGATGCAGAATACTTCATTTCCCTTTTCAACAATATTGACAAATAATAAATAATCTGGTATTATGGAAAAGACCCGCTACCCAAAGTGGCGGGTCTTATATTATGAGATCTTGATTTGTTTTTAGAGCCCAGGAAGGTGCCCATCGAGAGGTGTGGTGTACCCCCCTTCTATTGGGATGTAGAGTTCAATTAAATTTAGTGCAAAATTTCTTTACAGTAGCCCTGCCTCTTGTGGCAACGGTTACAACCAATGCGGCAACACTGCCATTCGTAAACTACAAAATGGATGGGCCTCCGCCCCCAGTAGTTGAAGAGACAGCGACCAAAGAGGTTGCAGAACCTGAAAAGCCAAAAGAGAAAAGGCTAATTTGTAAAGGGTGTAATGAGAATGAAAATCTTACGCTTGCTTTTTTGCAAGAACAAGGTATCACTGACAGAAACGCCCTAGCTACCATCATGGGTAACATTAAGCAAGAATCTATGTTCGTGCCTAATATCTGTGAGGGTGGTGCAAGAACCAGTTGGCGTAATTGCTACGGCGGTTACGGACTGATTCAATGGACATCTGCCAACAGATATTATGGATTGGGTGATTTTGCTAAGAAGTTTGGTGGTTCACCATCAAGCATTCACACGCAACTTCGTTATCTGACAAATGAAGTTCAATGGCAACGTATTGAGGAGAAGATGAAAACTCCTGGTAAGTCCATCAATCGTTACATGGACTATGCGTATAGTTGGATTGGTTGGGGTCATCATGGTGCCCGTACATCTTATGCACATGATTATGCCAACCGACTGATTAAGGTAGAGGTTTAAAAACTGAATATATAAGGGGAGTGCTGCTTACTCCCCTTTATGATAAATTTTAATTTTGGTAACAAAAAACCTGATAAGAGAGAACTTATAAAAGTAAGCATTATCGTTTCGATTTTTATAGCAGTACTATCATCGTTAAGCGGTATAAGCGAAACTAAACTCTGGGATATATTGGATGAACTTCAAAGAAAGTATTTTCCGTTAGGAATTCTTAATGAACTTATCATTCAGGATCCAGAGAAGATAGAAAGAAGAATCACAAGAGATGTTGATGCTGCCATCGACAAATACTTGACAGAAAACCCACAAGACCCTATAATACCTAAACCGAGGTTCATTCAGAAAGAACCAGACGGTAGCGAAGCGCAAAAACTACTTGGTGGTGAAATGCGACTTTGTTCTCCATGGGTTGACAGTTGCCCTAAAAACTGATATAATACGTTCATGTCTCAGTAGCTCAGTGGATAGAGCAACTGCCTTCTAAGCAGTCGGTCGTTGGTTCGACCCCAACCTGAGACGCCTAACTTATTATTCTTATATGGCTAGATCTAAAACTTTGAACACCTCATACGACCTTAGGTATTCTTGTAGAAATGATAATCACGATACTATTCGTGATATCTCTATCAACTTTGAAAATCCAAGTGATGAGTATTTAATGGAAAATTTGAACACCTTTCTTACCGCAATTGGTGTTTCATTGGAAGTCATTGCTAAGCAATGACTTTATTGCGGGCATGGTGTAGCGGTAACACGCCATCCTTCCAAGTTGGAATCACGGGTTCGATCCCCGTTGCCCGCTTGCCCTTAACGGGCAATGTATACTTAAACTGGGTTGAACAAATCTATGAAACAATTTATTGCACTTGCTGCTCTTCCTTTGATGGCAGCACCTGCTATGGCAGCTCCTTATGTGGAATCAAAAACCACTGCTGCTGGTGTCATTACCGATGGTGGTGATTTCACTGGTGCTCAAACCGAACTCCGTGTCGGTTACGAGCAAAAGACTGGTGATGTAACCGTATTTGGTGAAATCGGCCCTGGTTATGAGTGGAACAATGGTGGCACCAATGAAGGTGTTGCTGTTGGTGAAGTTGGTGTTAACTTCCCTATCGCTGGAAGTCT